AGCCTGCTTCTCTTCTTTAGTCTTAGGCTCAGGGGCTGATTCCAAAGACTTGTTCTATGGGGCACAGAACGAAGCGTATAAAATGAGTTGAAGATAAAAACGGCTTATTGCTTTATGTTTCAAAGAGTTATGCGTATTGATAGAATATGAGCCTGTAAAACGAAACGTTTGCATTGCTTTAATTTCGGTTTACATTTGAGGCTTGATGAGGCTTATTAAGTTGGCGAAAGACTCACATTGGTTTACAGAAGGCTTACATAGAACAATGAGGAGAATAAAGAGGGCAGTAAATCTGCTCTTTTTTATTGGTGTTTTATAAAAAAATAAAGTGCTATTTTATTCCATATAATTATTATTTGGTATATTTGCAATATAAAATAATAGATTATGGCAAAGGTTATACACGTACATTTGATACACGGATTAAAGGAAACGAAACGGAAAGACTGGTATTTCAGCAGTATTTCTGCCGTTTATACAGTATTTACGCCTGAACAGGTAGGTGCTACACGTAATTATTTGCTCCATGCCGGGCTTTCAGGCAATGGTACGATTATCACGAAACGGGCTGTAATAAAGCAATCTACGCTCATCTCGGGTGGTTCTGGGGCAACGTATAAAGACTAAGAAAGAAAAGGCTTAGAACGGCATTAAAACGCCGTTTGAGAGGGTGGTAAAATCAGAGTGGTTTTATCATCCTTTTTTTCGTGCTTTTGTGGGCGATTTTAGGTGCTGGGGTTAAGGGTGGGGTTAAAAAGTGGGGTTAGTTTTTTCGATAACTGGGGTTAGTAAAGTAGGTTTTGAGGGGGTGCGATACAATGAGGGTAAGATACTACTTTTTTAATGATATGCACGTTTTTTGTACCGATAGCCCCCCCAAAAATGCCATCCACTTTTTAAAATACACCTTATTATATAGCAGAATATCAGGTACTTCGCAAAGATTAAGGACATAAAAGAGGGGGGATTTCAAAATATAGGGAGCTACAAGGGAGGGGGAGGGATACGCTTGGAATGTTACAGAGTGTTGAGTCAGTTGAGGTCGATCATAAAGAGAGTTATCAATTAATTGATTGGTACCAAAATGGGTGTCTCGATATATTGATAAACGCCTTTTTCTCTAGCTTTAATACCCGTACATCTTTTTACTTGCTTATCAAAGAAGAAGTAAGCTGTGTCTGTGATAACTTGCCCTTTCTCTCTGATTTTAATTATAACTGGCTTCATAAGCATAGTTGTATCGTATTTAAAATGTTTACGAGCAGTGGTCAATGAATTTTCAAGACGTTGAATCTCCTTTATTTTATGATTGATTTCTTTTAAGTCACTGCTAACATCTGTGACCTGTGCCCATGGCTTGATAAACTGTAACTGCTCGTGGGTCTCCTCTTGAAGTTTATCAATAGACTGCTTTATACTTATTCCCTTCTCAGTTTCATCAAATGATAGCTGTGCCGGTACGAGAGGGTCTGTTTTCACTATTTCCACCTCCGTCCCTTCATCTGAGGCTTCATTAGAGAACTTTTGTATAAATTTATTTGCAACTTCCTCTTTAGTCTTTTGACAAGCTGTTAATGTCAGAATAAGAAAGGATACAAGATAATATTTCTTCATGATCAAAAGAATTTGCTGATACTGCCGATCACCTCAAAGATATTGATGATGCGGTTGACGGCGAACTCCTGCTCATCGAAATTGGGGTTTATCGGGACATAACGAAGGACTTTTTTAGAAGACCCACGACGGATGATCTTAATTGTGCGGATTGTGTCAAGGATAACAGCATATATTTCTCCATATTGAATGTCGTTGATCGTGCATGGCCGCAAAGCTATAATGTCGCCGTGGCTGATCTGTGGCTCCATGGAATGTCCTGTAACATTACACCATAGATGTGCCCGGTCGAAACCTGGCACAATGATGTTGCGATCCGGCAATGAAACTTGCGAGTTGTATATTTCACTGAACCCCCCGAAGAAGTCGACATCATAATAAGGCTGCCCCATTTTGAGGTCATAACTGACCACCGGGGCTGAGACATCTTCTGTTTTCTCTTCTTTAAGCATACTACCTTTACCTGTGAGAAGCCATTCGGCAGAATATTGGGGATAATTTTCAACAACGGACTCTATCCATTTAGCTTGTATGTCCGTCCCCTTTGCAATAGCTCGTGACAAAACGCCTTTACTTGCCCCTATCTTTTTCTCCAAAGCACCGATCGTAATCCCTTCTTGCTTGGATATTTCCTCGAATCTTGATGTAATTTTACACATAAATTGAAAATTATCCCCATTTTAATTTGGAGTGTTGAAAATTATCGCTATCTTTGCAGCGTGTTCCATTTGGAAATGCGGCCAAATATACGAAAAAAGGCCGAGAGTAACGAATTTTAAGAATTAAAGATTATGAACGAGACACTTTTGTATCAAGTAGATGATGACAATTTGGACAGACTTTTGGATGCTGTAGGCGAAATTATTTGCGATATGAATGCTGCAGAACCAAACAAAGAAGTGCGTTACAAGGACGAAACATACATAGCCGTCCTAAAGCTGAACAGTATGATATTTGAAACAATTAAAAGAAAGTTCTTGGAAAAAGAGGGTAAATAGATTGTAGGATAACAAGACGGATGGCTCGGACAGCAGGATCGCTACCTCCGGGTTCGACTCCCGGCATCCGTCCCAAGTATAACTAATAAATAAGTGAGATTATGAAAAAGTACATTCACATTCAGAAAGCAGACCGCGAATTTATCTCAAAGGCACTAAAGGTCACTGAGCGCACAATTTTCAATGCTACGCACTTTGAGGATATAAATGAGGGCAACGACCTTATGAAGAAGATACGCACGCTCGCTTTGCAACGTGGAGGCATTGTAATGGTAAAAGCTGAGGAAGCTGAAATCCTGTACGATGCCGACGGCTATATGCGATGGCATCTGCCCAACGATGTTTTGCTGGAGTTCTGCTATAAGGAGGAGAACTGCGTAGTGTTTCACAAAGGAACAGAAGTAAAGCGCTACAATCACGTGATGGTCAGCGAAATACCTTCCATCCATAACTGGGCATCGGCATTGAGATAAGGAGGACGGTATGGAGTATTACGGTAATAAACTTTGCATATCCTACCACGAGCTTGTGGACAGCGGAATTATGACCGAGCCTAATTACAAATATAAGGCTTGGAAAGGTCAGATAGACGTTGTCCGTCGTGGAGGTGGTGCGAATGGCTGTTGTGCTCTGATTGCCATAGACAGTTTGCCGACAAAATACAAGGAGGCTGTCGAGGAAATGTATCCCGGTGGCGACAAGGTTCGCATCAAGACGTGGGTGCTTTCCAATTATGAGATGGACCAAGCTGCTGTTGCCTTCTTCCATGATCGCAGCAAGACAGGTATCGACCTTGACGAGAAAAAGAAACGTGAGTATATCATCAATGCCTCGGTGCTGAACTGCTGCATCAAGCTTTATGAGCGCGCACGGGACAGCCAACGCCTGTTCGGTGGCAGATACAACTGGGATATGATGGCAAAGACCATCGAGACCTTGCGCGAGGAACTGGGACACACGCTCCCTGCCAGTACGCTGCGCTTCAGGAAGAAGGTAAACGACTACAAGCGCAACGGCTACGGCTGTCTTATCAGCGGCAAGTTCGGCAACCAGAGCGCAAGGAAAGTGGATTACAAGACCAAACAGCTGGTCCGTGGCTTGGCTGTCTTGCCCAACAAGCCCTACAACAGCAACGTACATGAGATGTATATCAGCTTTGTATGTGGTGAGCTTGATGTTTATGACCCGAAGACCGGAGAGCTCTTCAACCCCGATGATTTCACGGATAAGAACGGTGATCCGAAGTATCTCAGCGAAAGCACCATCAACAACATACTGAACGAGCCGGCAACCAAGATGCTGATAGAGAAATCGCTGTCGAGCTGGAGCACCTTCATGCACGAGCAAATGCCTTATATGCACAGACACAGCGGACACTTCTCACTGAGCCAGATCACGATGGACGACGTGGACCTGACACGAAAGCTGAAGGACACGAAGCAACGTGTACATGCTTACTATGCCTACGATGTGGTGAGCCAGTGCGTGATAGGCGCAAGCTATGCGAGGAAGAAGGACGAGCGGCTCGTAGTGGATTGCTTCCGCGATATGTTCCGGCTGATAGCCAGTAACGGCTGGGGCATTCCTGCCGGTATCGAAGTGGAGAACCACCTGATGAGTCAGTACAAGGAGGGCTTCCTGAAAGCCGAGACGGTGTTCAAGTTCGTGCGCTTCTGCGCCCCTCTGAACTCACAGGAGAAATATGCCGAGCCTCTGAACGGTGCGAAGAAGCGCAGCGTGATACACAAGAACCACGAGGGTATCGGCCGTTTCTACGGCAAGGGCAAGTGGCGTCAGGAGTATCAGAAAATCAGCGACGAGACCAACGAACTCTACGAGGACAAGGAATATTTCACTTGGGAACAGCTGGTGACCGATGACCGCAAGGACAATGAAGAGTGGAACAACATGCTGCACCCCAACCAGAAGATGTATTCGGGAATGACGCGCTGGCAGGTGCTGGAGGCAAACATCAACCCGAACCTGCTGCCATACGACGCGAGGACGCTTGCCTATCATATCGGTGAAAGAGTGGAAACGAGTATTCGCAGAAATTCGACCGTAAAGGTGGCACACGAAGACTGGTGGCTGAGCAGCACGAGTGTACTGGAACGGCTGGAACCGAACAATTATAAGGTAACAGCCTGTTATCTTCCCGATGATGAAGGCGCTCCACAGGAGGTGTTTATTTATCAGAAAGGCAAATACATCGACACCGTGGAGAAAGTGAATACTTACAGCCGTGTTATGGCCGAACAGACGGAAGAAGACCAAGCTGCATTCGTGGAACAGCAGAAAAAGATAGCGAAGTTCAACAAATATGTTGAGGACAACGCCATCGACAGACTGGGAATACTGAAGCCGAGCCAACAGGCACAGCAGGAGGTACTGGAACTGAAATCCCCCGCTCCTCTGAAATATGAGCCAAAAATGCCATTGCCAAGCGCATCGGACAGAGCGGTCGCAGACATATAGAATAACGTTAAAATGCCATTAGAATATGATTAGTGAGACTCAAAAACAGCGGATACTGGAGGCGATAGCAGCCAACCGCAAGAACTATCCGAGTGATGCGAAGCACGCATCGGTACTGGGTATCTCTCCAAGTGTCTATAACGGCTTGAAAAAAGGCCAAACGGAGAAAGCGCTGAGTGATGCCAACTGGGTAAACATTGCCCGGAGGCTGGACGTGAACCTCCGAGAGACGATAGAATGGAAAAGGGCACAGACGGAAACCTTCAGGTATATCAGCCTGCAGATGGAGGCGTGTCAGGAACGCAGCCTGAGCGTGATACTCTGCGACCTGCCCAACATCGGCAAGACCTATACGGCACGCTGGTATGTACACGAACACCGTAACGCTGTGTACGTCGATTGCTCACAAGTGAAGACGAAGCGTGCGTTGGTCAAGAAGATAGCACAGGAGTTTGGTGTCGGCATCAGCGGCAAGTATCAGGACACCTATGAGGATCTCGTGTATTGTCTACGCTCGATGGAGCGTCCGTTGGTAGTGCTGGACGAAGCTGGGGACTTGCAGTATGAGGCTTTCCTTGAACTGAAAGCACTGTGGAACGCCACGGAAATGTGCTGCGGCTGGTATATGATGGGAGCTGACGGCCTGCGTGCGAAGATAGACCGCATGGTAGAATGCCAGAAGGTAGGCTATGCCGAGATATTCTCAAGGTATGGCGGTAAGTACAGCAAGGTAACGCCCGACCAGGCGGAAGACCGCAAGGCGTTCCTATTGGAGCAGGCGCGCGTTGTGGCGACGGTGAACGCCGAAGAGGGAATGGACATCGGACAGATTGTGCGCAAAAGCGGAGGTGGGTTGAGAAGAGTATATACGGAGATAGAGAAGCTGAAAGAAGGCAGCGATCGGCATGTAACAGTGTAGATTATGGTTGATTGCAGAGATTATAAGAAAGGCCGTTGCCTTGGTAATTGTGACGGCATTGGACATTTCCAGTGTGATGAATGTAAGTGGCGAAAGTCGAAAAAGAAAAGAAAGGAAACGGAATGAAACGTGTACAAAATGAAATAAATTGGGAACAACGCAGGTATGAAATTGCAAAAGACCTTTATATCCAAACCTGCCAACAGGCTAAATTAGAAGGTGATAATACGGCTGGAGATGTATTCAGAAGTGTGGCATGGTTATCTCGTGTGGCTGCCGATTAATAGAGGTTTTGAAAAAGTAGTTATGGCAAAGCGCGCATACAGTCCGAAGGACATTGCAGCAAAGAAGTGGGTAACGCTGCCCTGGGGCGATCGATGGAGCGGTCCGTTCGGTTCGCCTGCCGAGAATGCTTCGTGGTTCATCAGCGGGGCCAGCGCACAGGGCAAGAGTTCGTTTGTGATGCAATTAGGAAAAGAGCTCTGTAAGTACGGCCCGGTGCTCTATGTGAGTTACGAGGAGCGAGTGAATCAGAGTTTCCAACGCCGAATGAGTTATCTGAAGATGAACGAAGTGCAGGGACGTTTCCGAGTAGTGATCGACGAATCGATAGACGAGCTTGCCACGCGCCTTGCCAAGCCCAAGTCGCCAAAGTTCATCATCATCGATTCTTTCCAAGTGGCCTGCGACGATTACAAATGGACTTACCCGTCGGCTGTAGCCTTAATGAAACGATTCAATCGCAAGTGCTTCATCTTCATCAGTCAGGAAGACAAAAGCGAACCAACCGGCAAACCTGCACGCCGACTGAAATATATCTGCGACATGAAGATACGTGTGATGGGCTACAAGGCCTACTGCCTGGGACGAAGCATCGGCGAAGCCGGCAACCATTATGTAGTCTGGAAAAAAGGTATATTGAAAACAAGTAACAATCTGTGATATGGACGAGAAAGAAAAATGCTGCATCTGCGGCAAAGAGATAGAGGGAATGGGCAACAACCCCTATCCCGTGAGAACGGAAGGACGGTGCTGCCGGTATTGCAACTATACCGTGGTACTGCCCGAAAGAATAAGACTGTCAAAACAAGAAAGACAATGAGCAAAATCAACAGAATGGTAGAACTCGTTCCGCCGAGGATCAAATCAGCCTCCGAACGCCTGGTGAGCAGGGGGCACGCCTGCGGATACTGCCACGGCAACGGCTACTTCTGGGGATCTGACACTTGCGGAGAGAGCGAAAAGGTCCCGTGCCCGATCTGTCTGGGCAGGAAGACCGTGGATGCCGTGGTCACGATAGAGTGGAAGGCTTCGGACAACGTATAACTTAAAGATATAAATGCAATGAAAAATTTTTTAGATGAAATCAAGAAGCGTATCCAAGTGTGGCACGAGCAGCGTGCGGACCGTATCGAGGCGGCGCGTCAGGCTGAGCTTGATGCAGAGGCACGCAAGGCTGTGCAGGTAATGGAATTCAATGGCGAACTGTTTGCCTGCGTGAATGGTGTACCCCTATTTGGTGTTGACGACATCAAGGGAACTTTGCCCGAAGCAGTGGCCCACGCTCGGCAGAATTACAAAGACTGGAAGGAGGAAAAGTTATGGGAGCGGAACGGAACTACGCGCGTTTCTATGGTTTGCTGAAGAAACTGCCTGGGGCGGACAAGGAGACGCTGGTGTATTGTACCACCTGTGGGCGGACAACCAGCCTGCGCGAGATGACCTCAGAGGAGTATGACGAACTGTGCGCATCGATGGAGGAGTTGACGGGCTGGAAAGTGCAAGTGAAGAAGGCGCGCAGCGTATGCCTGAAGCTGATGCAACAAGCCGGCATTGATACGACCGACTGGCAACGCATCAATGACTTCTGTCGCCACCCGAAGATTGCAGGGAAAGTATTCGCCCGGCTGAATGTAGCGGACTTGGACGTACTTCAGACAAAGTTGCGCAGCATTATACGCAAAGGCGGACTGAAACCGAAGCCGGCACGAGATGAACACAGGAATACGACCTCGTTCGTCTATATCCCGATGAGCAATATAGCAGAAAGTTAGACAAAATGACATCAAGAGAATTTGTAAAACGTGAGATGGAGCACATCAAGGAACTCACAGAGGGCTTGAGTGAAACGGAATATGACAACTGCCTTGAGCAGCTCTCTTTTGAAATAGAGGAGGAACGCCAGCAACTGAACTGGTCGCCCGACGTAGAAGATTAGTTTTATCAACCTATAAAAAGAAAAGACAATGGCAACAAGAAAAAAGAAAGTAATCATCACCGGCGTGAGCAGAGAAGCCGCCGATGAAGCGTTCGCAACCTACGCTAAAAGCGATGCACAGGTACAGAAAATCAATGCGGACATCGAGCTGCAGTGTGCCAAGATCCGTGAGAAGTATGCTGACAAGCTGGCGACCCTCACTGAGGAGAAAGACAAGGCTTTCGACACGCTGCAGGCATTCGCCACGGAGAACCAGGCGGAGTTATTCTCCAAAAAGAAAAGTCTCGACATGGCTCATGGTACCATCGGCTTCCGCACCGGGACACCGAAGCTGAAAACGCTGAAAGGCTTTACTTGGGCAAGCGCGCTGGAACTGGTTAAGGAGTTCCTGCCCGACTATGTTCGTCAGACATGGGACATCGCCAAGGACAAGCTGCTTGCAGACCGGGATGCCGAGGAAATGCTGTCGCGTATGGCGAAGTGTGGCATGCAGGTGGTACAGGACGAGGCTTTTTATGTCGAACCCAAGAAAGAAGATACCAGCGTATGATCAGGGAAGTATCGAAACCGCCCAAGGTAGCCCTGTGCCGTGAATGCCACGGCACGGGCTTCCAGAAGGCAAGCATAGACGGGACACTGACACGCGTCCGGTGTCCCCAGTGTGAGGGAAGCGGCAGGGTGCTGGTGAGTTGCAAGATGAGCCTCGACATCCGCCCGTACAGAAACAGTCAACAACCCTAACAAATCCCACAGCGGTGAACAAAAGGAAAGGAAAGAGTTATGCCAAACGCGTTGCCGACATCAACCATATATATGACACTTACGTAAAGACCGGTCTTCCGAACCGTGAGATATGGAAGCGTTATGTCTACCCCAAGTACGGCATCAGCGAGCGCACCTTCTACAATCTGCTGAAGGCATCGGGCAGTCCCGGAATCGAGGACAGCTCGGAGCTTTCAGCAGAGGGCTTTTTGTTCCCTGAGCTGTTTATAGAAGATGAAACCAGAGACCCGTCGTATTTTAGGAAGAATCCTTAATGACATCCGCATGGAGATGACGGACGAGTTCGACCGGAACTTCGAACGTCAGTCCTTCTTCGGCGAAGCGTGGCAGCGTCGCAAGAGCCCCATGCGCCCGGGCGGCCATATACTGGTCGATACCGGACGGCTCCGCAGAAGCATACAGAGCCGGACAACGGAGAACAGCATAACCTTCTTCACCGAAGAACCCTGCGCAGCCATTCACAATGAGGGCGGCGAGATTGTGGTGACAACGAAGATGAAACGGTACTTCTGGCACAAATACTACGAGGCGACCGGCTCGTTCGGCAGGAAGAAGGACGGCAGCCGCAGGAATGACAAGCGCACGGTGCAGCTTTCCGAGGAAGCCGAGTTCTGGAAGTTCATGGCCCTGAAGAAAGCCGGTACGACCATCAGGATACCGCGCCGCCGTTTCCTGGGCACCAGTCCGGAAGTGGAGAAAGCCGTCCGGGAAATCATTGAGGAGAATATCACCGAGTATATCAACTTTGAATTCGAGATTAACGAGAAATGAGAAAGGAACTGTACAAGATGCTCTGCGATAAGCTGAAGATAGTAAGCGGCGGAGCCATCAAGCATATCGACCTGTGGAACCACAACGTCGAGTTCATCGAGCAGGAGGAGCAATGGGAACGTCCCGCTGTGTTCGTGGAGTTCGCCCCCATCCAGTGGCAGGCTATTCAGAACGGTGTGGAATACCGTGCCGAGCCGATAGTGAACCTGCATGTGGTAACGGACTGGACGGGCAGCGTCAGTGCCGGCAGCGAGTTCCGGGAGGAAAGCCTGAAGGTATTCGACCTGCTGGAGGAGATACACAAGGCACTGACCTGCATGGAAGGTGATACTTTCATGGAATTTGACCTGGTGGAAAGCCGGACGAACCACAACCATGAGGAGATAATCGAGAACATAGAAAGCTACCAGTGTGTGGCCATCAAGAGCCTCTGAACGAAAAAACAAGGCTAAAAACAAAAAATCCGCTGCTTTTGTTGGAAGTAACGGATTTTTATTGTATATTTGCAGTGCGTAGAAATACGAAGGGACAGGGTCGAAGTAATGACCGTGTACCGCCCCAAGGTCGCTTTTCAGCGGCCTTTTTTTTTATATCTTCAATTCCTTCAATACCATTTCGTCCATTATATAGAAGAAAATCCTGCCGGTACATTTTCGTCGTGCTTCTGTCAGAGCGGCATAGTATTTCGCATCATGTGTGGGTATCTCGAATACGACCGCCTCGCCTCCTTGCTTTGTGAGTGCCTTTTTGGCGTATTTGACAATGTTGCCTGTCCCACCGGTTACGCATTTCAGGTCAGCCTTTATGCTGTCAAACAGTATATCGTAGGTCTGTCCGGCGGGTCTGTTCACGCCTTGCAGGTATTCGACATCATGCCCGTTGTCGGCAAGAACCTTGCACATTCTCATTTCCTTGTTGAACTTGTTTCTTTCGGCATTGCTGGCCGTAGCTTCTGCAATGCGCTCCAGTTGCGTAGCCACGAGTCCGATGTCCTTTGGTGATACATAGGTTCTTTCCCATGTCTTCTCATCATATTTCAGGATACGCTCTGCAGCCCCTATGTTCTCGTGTTTTTGAGCCCTTATAAGCCGGCAGGCAGCGCAAAGTTCATTGTCAGGAATGAAAGCAAGTTTCAGTTTACCTTTGGCAATATCGCAGTCCCTGCAGCGGCGTATGGTGTAGGGGTTGTAGTCGGGTACGGACTTCTGCTCCAGTCCGGCGTTGAAACGGAATATCCCCTTTGTGTCCTTGCCCGTCGCCTCTTCTCCGAGCGCCATCGCCTCGTCGTGGGGCGTGACGGGATATTTCGACTTGCGCACCTGTACAACCGTGCAGCGGCAGTTCCATCCGTTCGGCGGGTAATACTCCTCCCAGAACTGGTCAGTGATGGGCAGCGTTACACGGTCAAGAGCGGCATGTTCAGGGCGTACCTTATCGTCTCCTGCAGTACGGTACTGGAGGTTGTACCGGTCGCCGTCCTGCATGAAGCCCTCCCACTTGGCAGCCATCTGTGCGGAGGCCTGCACAAAATTATACTCCGCACGGAGATAGTTCCGGTTGTATGTGCTGGCAATGCTTTGAACGTCATTCAGGAACTGTTCGAATGACTTTCGATTGCCGTTCTCATCGAGTAGCGACGGGAACGCCTCGTTCAGTTCGTGGAAGGTCTTCATGCCGGAGAATATGTAGTCAGACCGTTGCAGCCGCTTTCGCATCGTATCGGACATCGCTACTTTCTCAAAGGAAGAGTCCAATGCAGCGGCATGCGCCTCAATGAAGTCCCGCATTTTAGGCGTCTCCAGAATCTCAATGCGGAACTGTGCCCCCTCCACCTTGTAAAGTGTCCGCATCATTCCCTCAAAGAGCGTGGAGAGTTCTTTCCTTATCTGGCTTAGCCGATTGTCGGCTGCGCTCGGCAAATCTTGAGCAAGCTCGATTTGCTCTTGCTGGCACGACAATTCCTCTTCACGGCTGAAAGTGGCTTGCAGTGCGGACTTGTCCAGCAGATGGGCATAGCGTTCGTGCAGCCCCTCGTAGTCAGAGGGGCTCAGTCGAAAAAAGGGCGTTTATTTTGTTCCTGTCGCTTCTTTTTGCCCGGCTTGGGTGTTTTATCGCCCTTGGGCTCTTCACCGCCACTGTCGGGGGGTGTGGGGCCAAGAACTGGAACCTGCTGCCTGCACTCGCCTACGGGCATGTTGTATTTCTCCTCGAAGTAGGATGGATCCACCTCGTAATTGTTCAAGACGAGCTGCTCGTAAGCCACTTGTTGCTCCGGCGTATAGTCCACGCTGTAGTCCCAGTCGAAGTGAATGCCCTGCAAAGGGAAGCCGTGCCGTATCATACGCGGAATGAGTTGGTTGTTTATGGCATCGCGAAGCATATCGCAATCAGCCTCTACGAGGTTTTGAAATACCTCCAAGTGAGTTTCCGACTGTGATAGTGACGAACCGTCCTCGATGGTCATGGTCTGCCCGATGATGAGTTTGGAGAGTTCGGAGTTTGCACGGTCAATGCGGCGGTCGTAAACATTGAAGGCGTCTCCTTTAGTGGACTCTACGACTTCTATGTCTGTCCCCTGCTGAAAGATACCCCAGCCCTCTGTACCCATTTCGGCCATCATCTTCTCCATCTTGGACAATTCTTTTTCGTCACGGGTGGTTGTACGGGCTATGCGCATGGGCATTCCGAATATCTCAGCGAAGGTATCCCAAAATGCTAATGCGTTCTTTTTAGGTATAGTCTGTGTGGCTGCCTTGAGGTAAAGTCCGAGACTGTCAGGCTGCCCTACTTCAATCAGCCAATCGGAAAAAGGTGGCTGATGATAGTCGATGCCTGAGTGCCAGTCTTCTCCTAATTGTCTTACCACCCTGCCGTATTCCGGTATGACGTGCTTTCTTGGAATGAGCCTGACCCCATCGTAGTAAAGTCTATTATCGACATCGCTCTTCAGTTCTCCAAGTTCTATGAGCGAGTGCCCCCAGTAGTTCGAATCCAGTGCGGGCTTCATGAATTGCTTGAACCAGGCTGCATTGAGATAATCAGCAGCCAGATCATCTTCATCTCCCTTCTCATCAACAAGCCTGGAAGAGCGGGCCGACACGAAGCCCTCTCGCTGCCGGACATATCCGGAGAGGTGCAGATCCACCTCCACGTCACGAGTACTGCGAGTGCCGTCGATCCTTTCGTTTTCATTGTCGTTTTCTTTTGCACATTGCCATATAATGCTTACCTTTGCACTATGACAGCCTCACCGGTAAAAGAGGCCATGCGGAAACAAGCGGTACCGGTCATTAGAAACAAGTCTCACTTACATAGAGTGGCAGCAGAACATTATATTCTCCCTGCCACACACGGCGACCCAGACGTCATGCGCAAGGATTTCACAGATGTGTGAAATGCTTGCGCTCTTTTTTGCTTTTTCGTGTATGAAATCTTAATTTTGGACCGACGCCGATTCACTTGCCGTAAGTGACCCGCTTACGCCTTAAAAGTGGCCCACTTATGCACCGTAAGTGATAAGGTAGTAAATGAGTTAACAAGTAGACGAGTTAATTGTATTGATGGGCTGTCAACTTTACAAATCAAACATATATGAACGAAGAACTATTCAACCACAACAGTCGCACATCCCCTTCTTTGGAAGAATTAGGGGAGACTTTCCGACTCCGCGCCTACGGCCGCACGGAGCTGGCACAGGCTTATAATCCGCATCTTGCACCCTCCACGGCATGGCATCGCCTGCGCTCGTGGATAGCCCAGTATCCGGGGCTTATGCAGAGGCTTGAAAAGACGGGCTACTCCAGCCGGAAGCGCACATGGACACCACTGCAGGTGCGGCTCATCGTGGAGGCATTGGGCGAGCCGTGAGCAGGGGGAGGCGAGCTTTTCGCCTCCCCCTGCTCACGGCTCGATGACAAATCTACAGGTCAGTCTGCTTCAACCCGGTAGTCTCTAAGTAGGCCTCCAGCTCGCGCACGCGCTGAGCCTCCAGCTCGCGCACGCGCTGAGCCTCCAGCTCGCGCACGCGCTGAGCCATAAAATCAAAGTCTATTTTCCCGTCCGCCGTAGCAGGGAGAGACACTTCCATTTCTGCGGCGATTTTGCGTGTGAACTTTGCGGCATAGTCGAAGCGTCCAAAGGCACATTTGCGGAACAGAACGAGAAAGTAGGTCAGCGTCCGTTCGTTCCATTTGTCATGATCTTGTTTTGGATAAAGCCCCTGGACATGCGGATAGCCCACAAACGGATCCGGCTGGTAGAAGATACCCTCTGAAGTGGTCGTGTCGCTGAATGTTATCATATTCCCCTCCTCTGTCGGTTCAAGACAGGAATAGCCACTGATACCATTGTTAGTACTTGAATTGGTAACAACGGGTATGATTCCGTCCACATCAAACAAGTGGATATTGGTGAGATCGTATGCCTTGGTAGGATGAATGTCGAAGAGATCGCCGATACTCTTCTTTACCGTATGTCCGGGCATAACGGGTGTCGGCTCGTTTTCTGGATTTGCCTTTTGCTTTAACGCCCTGCCCACTTTCCAAGAAAGATACTCCTTCTCCATTGCGGCGAAGTCTCCGGCATTTGGAGTCGTGTCAATTTTAGCGTGCTGTTCAAAATTCCAGTCGTTACCTTCCTTCGTGATGAAATCTTCCACATAGATGTCTTTCAGCTCCCAAAGTCCCGGTGCAGTCTGGGCATTGAGTCCGTTCTTGAATATCTGCTTCAAGGCTGAGTATCGCTCCGTGGAGCGGTCTGTCTCCCTGGTGGCCCTCGTTCCACGCTTCAGCCCGTCATTGCGAAAGTCAATGAACTTGACAGTCTTGCCAAAGTCATGTGCATGCCCGGTCCTGAATACGTAGATGCTCGTCTGTACGCCGGCCATTGGCTGGAACAGATCGCCGGGCATCTTTATACTTGCCAGCATGGTGTGCTTCTTCAGTATTCTCTTGTTGGTCGTAATACCTTGCCCACTACCTGCACTGTCCTGTATGATGACGGCGGCAAGCCCGTCTTTCTCCATTCTGTCAAGTCCAAATTCAAAGAAGGGCATCCCATGCTCTTTATATTTGAAAGGAGGGTTAAGCAAGAATCTGTCGGCACAGAACGAATCGTACAGTTCTTTGGGCGTGTCGAAAGTATTGGCCTTGTGGATCTGACTTGACCCGTCACCGCGCAGTATCATATTCGTAGAGGCGAGTGTGAACATTTCCGCATTCAGCTCTACGCCAAACAGCTGCTCTTTCTTGATTTTGTCTATCTTTTCATTGGCTGCTGTTGTTCCTTTTCCGTACTGACGCTCGGCCTTGGACTTCATCAGTTCCATTGAAGAGATAAGGAATCCCGCACTTCCTGTGGCAAGATCCATGACCTTGCTGTCTGCGTCTATGTCCAGCAGTTCTGCCATCAGCTTGGTGACATAAGGCGGAGTCAAGACGATGCCTAAGTCCTTTCCATCTCCGAAAGCATATTTGAGAAACTCGGAGTACATCTCGCCCATGATGTCAATGTGCCCGGCGATAGAATCTATCTGACGGTAAATGTATTCGTATATGTAAGTGAAAATCTGCTTGTTACAACTTGCCTGCTGTTTAATCAGGCTTGCAGCCTGCTTCTTTAGCTCTGCAGGCATGTCTCGCTGGCGGTCTTTGGATATTTCCGCAAATGACGCCAGCATTAGTTTCCGCTTATCCTGCGGTATGTTCTTAGCAGTAAGATATTCCTCTATCTGGTTGACTATGATTTTCCCATCTCTGGAGTTCTCGGTCTGCGTTCCCCTCAAATCATCGGGAGTAAGCCCGTCTTTTATCTTGTTGCCATAAGAACCTCTGATATCCTGCATAGACAAAAGCATTCCCGAAACATACAGCACACGTTGTGGAGCTGTCACATTATGGTCTTGCATGAGGAGGTTCAGGTGTCGGGCATAATTGCTGAGTTCCTGCTTGCTTCTGATAAGAATGGCGTGCTTATCAGCTTCCGTGAGTACAGCATCTTGATAGAAATTGTTGAAGGAATCTTTGCTTTCAAGGAAATCGAGGGTTGTGTAGCCCTTCATTGGCTTAACAGACTTGAAAGATGACCCAAAGACATAGAAGACGGATATTTCCACATCGTCTGCACTCTCTCCGGCTATTCCAATGGCAACGGCCTCTTTGTATTTTTCGCTGGCAATCATTTGGGTTGCATAGTATAACGCGCCATTTACGGCATAGGATTGAACAGCTTTAGGATCTTCCTTAATGGTATCCTTGCTTTTTGACACAAGCCTGCTCAGACCGAGTTTATCCTCGAATACTACAGGTATATTATATTTTTCAATGTGAAAGTCGGGCTTTCCGAAATTTGTCTTGTTCTTTGTCTTTGAGGAGCCTTTTAAGGCTTCTTTCATGTACTCGCTCATTCCAGACTCTACGTTGTAATCTGTGAGCTTCTTCAGACCGAGACTTTCCAATGACTTTTTCACAAAGTCATTTACGTCATCTTCGAGTTTCCACTTGTTTATCATGCTGTTTTGTTTTTTTGCAAAGGTAGCGAATGTTTCCAGAATATGATTCCCTTTATTCTTATTATTATAAAAATCCGTCTTCCCAAGACCACGGAAAATGGCAACCTGCTCCATTATTACGGCAAGTAACCAACAAGCACCTGCAAAAAGCTTCTCTAACCTTCTATAACCATATTCGGAGCAAAACATCATTGTACCTTTGCCCACGAGTTAATCAACCAGATGTTTTACAATTAAAAGAAAGAAACGATTATGATTCGTTACAAAATCTACGAGAACAAGAACAAGAAGAGTGCGGGCTACAAGAAGTTCTACGCACGCGCCGTGAGCGAAGAGACCGTCGACCTCCGGCAACTTGCCGACTACATGGCCGCGCGCAACGTGCCCTTCTCCAAGGGCTGCATCTACGGCGTGCTGCGCGACATGGTGGAATCGGTCAAGGAGATCATCGTCGACGGCAAGAACGTCAAGATCGACGACCTCGCCATCTTCTCTGCCGGACTGCGCACGAAGGGCGCTGAGACCGCGGAGGACTTCCTTCCGGCGAAGAACATCAGGAGCGTCAAGCTGCGCAGCCGTGCGACGGGCGTACTCCGCACGCCGAAGCTCACGGACGACGCCAGCGTGCGGGAGTTCGCGCCCTACACCGCAGCCAAGAAGAAGAGGCAGAAACCGTCCGGCGGCGGGGGCGGGCCTAAGCCGTCAGGCCCGGAACCGGTAGGATAAGCTGCAAAAAGTGAACGAGTAGACAGGTTAACAGTCAAGTAACTTGTCTTCTCGTTTATTTGTTGACTCGTCAACCCTTTATAATATGAACAACATAATGAAGTACCTTGTCATCCACTGCACCGCCACGCCCGAAGGCCGTGAGGTAAGCTCCGCGGAGATACGCCGCTGGCACACCGACCCGGCAGGCAGGGGCGGACGTGGCTGGAAGCAGGTGGGCTACACGGATATGGTGCACCTCGACGGTCGCGTGGAACGGCTGGTAGACAACAACGAAGACGCCTGCGTCGATCCCTGGGAGGTTACCAACGGTGCCGCAGGCTTCAACAGCATAAGCCGGCACATCGTATATGTAGGTGGCTGCGACAAGGACATGAAGCCGAAGGATACCCGGACGGCAGCGCAGCGCGAGGCTTTGAAACGCTATGTGCAGGACTTTCACCGCCGCTTCCCCCAGATACGCATCGTGGGACACCATGAGCTGAATGCCGGCAAGGCGTGCCCTTCGTTTGACGTGCAGAAGTGGCTGCGCGAGATAGGAATCAGGCAGTAAGCCCATAATATATTTAAGGTATGGAACTCAGTGAAATTATCAATCTGGTGCTGGGTGGCGGCCTGGTGGCTACGATAGCAGCCATCATCACATTGAAATCGACCGTGAGGAAAGCGAAAGCGGAAGCAGAGAAAGCGGAAGTAGAAGCCGAGACAGTCCGGATTGATAACACTGAGAAAGCCACCCGGGTACTTATTGAGAATATTGTAAACCCTTTAAAGGAAGAACTCAATGAAACACGAAAAGACCTCAACGCGACCAAGCGCGAGATGGTACGGCTCCGCAAGGCCATCGACGATGCTAACAGCTGCCGTTATAGCGATGACTGCCCTGTGCTTCACCGCATGCGCATCGAGCAGAAAAAGCGTGAACCGGGAGACAGCCACGAGCCAAGAGGCGAACCGCCTCGACGTGGACAGCACGGTGAGCGTCGTAGAAACCTGGCGAACGCCCGTGAAGGTCCCGATGTCAGCGGTGAGCCTGACGCTCAGCATGGACAGTCTGCGGCTGCTGCCGGCAGGGGCGGGCTACACGGCCCGGAAAGGACAGGCGAATGTGAAGATAACGCGGAGGGCACCAACGGAGAAGGAACCGGAGCAGCTGGTGATTGAAGCCGGCTGCGACAGCCTGGAACTGGTGTGTGCCGGATATTCCAAGACCATCAGCACCCTGAAACGCCAGCTGAAGGAGGCCAGAAAGTCCAATAGCGAGCTTAGGGAAGAGGCAAAGGAAAGTTCCGGAAACACCTTCCTCATGAGGCTCAAGTATTTTTGTGCCGGGCTTCTGTCCGGGATAATCGGAATAGTATTCACTTTTATAAAACTTAGAAAATGAGCAAGAACAAGAAATTCATCTACGGCATCGCAGCCGTGAAGAAAGGAACCACGCTGATAGGTTACATAGAAAAAGGCAGCTGGGACTGGGGCGGCGCTAAGCCGGAGAGTGTGGACGTGGAAGCCGAACAGGTTCCCGATGCGCCTGTGCTGACCCTGCTCCAAAAGAACGGACAGGTCAGTCCGACTTTCAACCTTATCCAGTTGGATTACGAGAACTTGAAGAACATTCTCGGTGGTGAGCTGGTGAAGACTGGCGGCAGCGGAAATGAGAAAGTTACAGGCTGGAAGGCTCCTTCCTCCCTTGTGGAATTGAGGGACAAATGGACCATCGACTTCGTGAGCGGTCAGACGATGACCATTCCTAACGGAACCATCCTGGCCAACCTCGGCGGCAAGCTGACGCTGACCGAAGTTTCGAAGGTAGAATGCCAGCTGAAGGTGAACAAGCCCGAGGATGGCGGTGCTCCTTACGAAATCAATGACACTCCGGGTGAAGGCTGATGGACGAGCAAGTAATCAGGAAAATCCAGCGGGAGGGAGCGGAAGCCTTGCTTGATGCGGGAGTTTCCCTCCCTCTCAAGGATTTAAGGATACCTTTCAGGAAAGAGCCGCTGCGATTCCGGCTGACGATGAAGCGCCCGACGCTGGCCCGACAGATAAAGATTGCGCATGCCTACCTGTCTATGGACACGACGGCGGCCGAACTGGAAGCGATGGACCATAAGGAACAGATGCAGTTCCTTGCCCGGCATGGCAAGACCTTGAGCCGTATCATCGCCCTGACGATGGAACGCTGGTGGCTGCCGGTATGGCTGCTGTCATGGCTCGTGAGGCACTTGATGAAGTGGGAGTACCAGAAGGCGGCCTTTGCCCAGTTCGTGCTGCTGATGGGCACGCAGTCTTTTATACCTATTATCAGATCAGCCGAGATGACGAATCCGATGAAGCTGAGACTGAGCCAAGGAAAGAGGGGGAGTTAAAGAGCCGTTGGGAAGGCTCCCATAGCCCCTTTGGGTTTGTCTGGCAGATAGCGAGTGCCACGGGGTGGAGCGTAGACTACATCCTGAACGACGTGAACTTCCAGACGCTTATCATGATGCTGAGCGATGCTCCACGCTACGTCGACAGCAAGGAGCAGAAGAAAGCGGACCAGACGGAAGAGGAAGAAGCCGAGGGCATAGTAGGGTTCTTCCAAAGCAATCTAAAACAATAGAACGATGAAGCCAGTAGAGATTGAATTCCTTATGCGTGATAACCTCACTGCAGGACTTGACAAAAGCAAGATGAGCGTTGAGCAGCTCTTAGGGGCTGCCCGGCGCGCATCGCTCGTCATCAATGCGAAGATCAGCGACCAGCGCAAGGTGATTGACGGTGTCAATACTGACCTTGACCGTATGCAGCGCAAGCTGCAGACCATGAAGCCCGGGGCCGGGCAGCAGGAGCTCTTGACGGAGATCAGTGCCTGCAAGAAAGTGCTTGCCGAGGAGATGGGGGTGCTTGAGGGCTTGGAGAAAGAGTACCGGCAGGCGCATCAGGGCATCAGTCAGTTGGAGCAGGAATACAAGAAAGTATCCGTATCGGAAGAGCAGGCAGCAGCAGCCAGCAAGTCGCTCACTGACAAGATTACCGGGCAGAAGAGCGTCATCAAGCAGGTAGAAGCTGATGTCAAGGCACTGCAGAAAGCCTACGAGGAGACCGCTCCGGGCAAGGCACAGGTGGAAGCGCTGGGCGAGCTCAATGCTGCAAAGAAAGCACTTGAGGAAGAAAAAGGCATTCTCGACAGCCTGACCGAAGCGCAGAACCGCAACAAGGAAAGCAACAAGCGCCTGTCGCGCCAGCTGCGTGAGCTGCAGAACGACATGGCACGTATGCGCCTGAACGGTGAGCAGAACACCGAGGAGTACCGGCAGATGGCGCAAAAGGCAGCCGAACTTTCCGACACCCTGGGAGATTTGCGAGCACAAACAAGTATTCTTGCCAATGACGATGCCAACCTACAGGGCTTCATCTCCGGCGTGAACGGCCTGTCGGGCGCATTCACCACCGCCACAGGCGTGATGTCCCTTTTCGCTTCCGAGAATGAAAACCTGATGAAGGTGCAGGCACGGGTACAGAGCGTCATGGCCATAACGATGGGGCTGCAGCAGCTGTTCAATGCGCTGAACAAGGACAGTGCCTTCCGGCTGGTAACTGTCACAAAAGCCAAGGAACTCTTAACGGCTGCAAATTATCGGCTTGCAACATCCTTGGGTATATCCAATGCAGCAGCCACGGCACTCATGGCTACACTTACCCTTGGTCTGTCTGTAGTCATAACAGGTGTGATTGTAGCCTGGAATAAACTTTCGGATGCACAGGAGGAAGCAGCGAAGAAAGCACAGGAGCGTGTGGAGATAGAATCGCAAGGCAGAGCAGAGATGATCAAGACCCGCTTTGAGATTGATGCTACCCGCGAAAGTCTCAAGAACTTCAGCGGCACAAAGGAGGAAGAGAAGCAGAAGTGTGAAGAGATGAACCGCAAGTACGGCGAGGCCTTCGGTTATTATGACTCTGTAGCAAAGTGGTACGATGTGCTGACGCAAAAGGCAGAGAAATACATACGGATGCTGTTTCTTCAGGCCAAGACACAGGCATTGGTCAATAAAGCCGTTGAGGTGGATGCCAAGCTGAACGAGACAAAAGCGAAAGATGCCGGGGAGTTCACCGGTGGCACCTGGGGCTGGATTAAGGATCAGCTTGTGAAAGTCGGGTCTGCCAATATGAACAGTCAGCCCGGTGTCCCTTATCAGGATGCAGGAGCTATCATCAGGGGACGCAGACAATCTGTGAAAGACGCAGAGATACAGCAGCTGAAAAAGGAGAAAAATGATCTGCTGGCTGAAGCGGCACGACTTGAGAAACAAGCCGCGGATATAGCCAAGGGGGCTCATATCGGGGGACACGCCGCACCAAAGATAACCAAAACGAAAAAGAAGAAGAAACCAAAGAACACGAAGAAAGACGAGGAACGTATAACAAACGAACTTCTTGCGTTACAGCAAAGGAACCGCCAGGCAGAGATTGACCTGCTGGAGGAAGGCTCTGCAAAGAAACGCCGTCAAATAAAGGAGAATTATAACAAAGAGCTTGAGGAACTCGCCAAGCAGGAGAAGCGCTGGCGTGAAGCACAGAAGGGGCATCTGACAAAAGCACAGGAAGAGGCTCTTGCTGATGCGCGTTCTCTGGCTAAGAAGAAGTTGGATGACGGTGAGAAGGAGATTGTGAAGGAGGAAACGAAGAAGAAACTTGAACAGCGCAGAGACGAAGTCCAGGCCATGAAGGATTATCTTCAGACTTACGGTTCTTTCCAGCAGCAGAAGCTCGCCCTTGCGAAAGAATATGCACAGCAGATTGCGGACATCGACGCTTCGGAAGTGAGCGAGACGACAAAGAGATGGCAGAAAGCAAAGCTCCAGAAAGACTATCAAGAACGCCAGGCAAGCATGTCGTTCGAGGAAATCAGCCGCGGCATCGACTGGAACGCGCTCTTCAGCGGTGTCGGCAATCTCACAAAGGAGATGATGGAGCCTATGTTAGAACAGCTTCGGGCTTATGTGGAAACAGATGACTATAAGAAGGCATCAGCGGATACACAACAGAAAGTGACAGATCTCATCCAGGAGATGCGCCGTTATATTGGTACTGACCAGAGTGTGACTTGGGAAAAACTTGCAGATGCGGTGAGGCGGTTTTCCGAAAGTGTCGTAATGTATGACAATGCGACAAAAGCCGAGAAAACCGCAGTCAAGGCGCGAGACAAAGGGAAGAAACAGCTACAGGAAGGCAGGATCAGTGAAACTGAATATAAGGAGCTCGAGAGAAAAGCACAGGAATTAGGAGATGCGGCTGCTGCTGCCCGCAAAAGCATGGAAGCTTTTGGGAAGGACCTCAACAGGACCTCGGACGAAGTCGCCAACTTTACCAGTGGACTCTCTGTGGCGTTGAATAACGCTAAGGGGTGGAAGAGTGCGGAAGGGTTCGGAGATATTCAGCAGTCAGTGGGTCAGATGGATCAGCTCAAAGGTACTTTGGATTCCATCCTCCCGCAGATGGGAGACGGCATGGCAAAAACAATAGGCAGTACGTTGTCAAGCACCATGGGGAGTGCCATGTCTTCCCTTGGCGGTGGTCTTTCTGGTATATTATCAAGTGGGATCGGGGGCATTATCGGAATTGTCGCCCAGATTCCCAAATTGATTCTGAACATCGTTGGGGGCATCAAGAACTTTGTTACGGGAATTCTGAATGCTATTACCGAATTACTGTCACTCAGGTGGATAGATGACCTTATAACAAGTATCTTAGGAGCCATTGGCAAACTGATCAATGCAATCTTCGATTTACCTCAGAACCTCTATAAAGTGATTTCAGCTATCATCGTCAAGGGCATTGGTGGACTTCTCAACACTATATTGGGACGTGTCTTCAATCTATTATCATTCGGAGCATTGAGCCATAAGGGGCCAAGTGAGTGGTTCACAAACAGTAATGCCGATGAAGTAGAAGCTGCCATTGACCGCCTGACGAAGAGGAATGAGCTCCTGGAGCAGGCTATCGAGGACCTCACAGATGAAATGAAGACGGCGCGTGGTGCTACGGCTATTCGCATCTCGCGTGATGCGGAGAGACTGCAGAGGGAGACAACTGACAACTATAAGCGTATAGCACAGGAACGTGCGCGGTATGTCGGGTCTCACAGAAGTTTCAATTACAGATGGGAAGGCTTTGACGAGGAGCAGATAAGTCGGTTGAGCGGACAGATCGGACGGAACTGGAATGGTGATCTTTGGAGTCTTAGTCCTGAAGAGATGAAGATGCTGCGCTCTAATGTAGACATGTGGGAGAAAATCCAAAACACCGGTAAAGGACGTTATGGATATGCCGTGGCGGAGAAGTTGGACGATTATATCAAGCAGGCTGGAAAACTGCAGGAGATTGTAGATACGCTTAATGAGTCTCTGACTACTACGACAAAGGAAAATGTCTTTGACAGCTTCCTCAGTTCGCTGTACGCACTCGCAGACGGCTCAAAGGATGTCTTCAAGGATATTGCCGATAACTGGCAGGAAATGGTCAACAAGATGGCGGTGAACAACCTCGTCGGCGCGAAGTTCCAGAAGAACCTGGAGCAGTGGTATGAGAAACTTGCCAGACTCAACGAAGAGCGTATTGACGGGAAGCTGTCCGACGCTGAATTCCGCAAGCGGCTGGATGCTCTCAAGGCTGAGTATGACGGCTATGTCAACAGTGCCAGGAACGACATCGAGCAGCTGCGAAATGAGGGTGTCATCAAGGAAACGGGCAAGGACGGCGGAACAACCCAGCAAGGCAGAAGCGGTGCCTTCACGGCCATGAGCCAGGATCAGGCGGGGAAGCTCGAGGGACTGTTCGTCAGCGGTCAGATGCACTGGGCAAGCATAGATGACCGTGTAGAAGACGTCACCAAGAGGATGAGTGCGGCACAGGAGCATCTGCGCAAGATCGAGGAGAACACGGGCAGCAGTGCCGCTTCACTGAAGGAGATCGGGGCCGATGTGAAGAAGATGATCAGGGACGGAGTAAAGGTTAGATAATATGACGAAGATATTAGAAGGACAGGTGCTCATCAACGGCACGGACATATACAAGGAGTACGGTGTGTTTCTCACAGAAGAGAAGAAAGGAGGACGGGACAACCTCAACGCTATCCTGGCACCGAGCAAGGCAAAAGACTACGTCGGTGTGGACATCCGCGAGCATAACGGGAAGAAGTACCCAAAACGGTTAACGCCTGCCAATGCCGAGCGTGACGTGACGCTGCACTTCGCCCAGTATGCACCTACACGCCAGCAATGGCTTGAGAAGTACATGGCTTTTATCCGCTTCCTGAAGGCCGGCAACGACGGCTGGCTGACGATCACCTTCACGGCACTGGACCTTTCGATTAAAGTCTTCTACCTTGACAGCAGCACTTATCGCTCGCTGACGTATCTATGGACGGAAGGCGTACAGGCAAGCAGCTACAAGGTGAAGTTCCGCGAACCGGAACCGATCATATAGAATTCAAACACCATTCAAACGATATAAAAATGCTTCTGACACTGTTTGACAGCAAGGGACAGACAAAGGCTGCGTTCGAGCCGAACGACAGCAGCACGCAGGACAAGGAGATACAGGGCGACAATCTGCTGAAGCTCTCCTTTACCCTGTATGAGTGCATCTCCGTCGACGTGAACGACTATCTCGACTATGACGGTGAACGCTACTGGGCGACGGAGAAGTACACACCGGCGCAGAAGAGCACCATGGAATGGGAGTACAGCTTTCAGATGCGGGGCATAGAAAGCCTCATTTCACGCTTCTTGGTGCTGAACAACACCGGCGGCGAGAACGAGGCGGTATTCGCTCTGACGGCACGCCCCGTCGACCACATGCGCCTTATCGTGAAGAACATCAACGAGGGCATGGACGGACTGCAGAATTTCAAGACAGGTGTCGTCGAGGGGACGGAGAACGTGGTGATCGACTACACGGGCAAGTACTGCCAGGAGGCGCTGAAGGAACTTGCAGACGCCGTGCATACCGAGTGGTGGTTTGACGGTCAGACGCTGAACCTGTGCCGGTGCGAGCATGGCGAGGAGGTCACGCTGGGCTACGGCAACGGACTTACGTCTCTCGACCGAGACCTGGCTGACAACGTGAAGTTCTATACCCGCCTGTTCCCGGTAGGCAGCTCACGCAACATAGACCCCGAGAAGTACCATCACTCCCGGCTGATGCTGCCGGGCGACGTGAAGTATGTCGATGTGAACGTGGAGAAGTACGGCATCATCCATCATTACGAGCAGACTGCCTTTGCCGACATCTATCCTCGCCGCACGGGTACTGTCAGCGAAGTGCGGCACGAAGAAGTAAAGGACAAGGACGGAAAGCCGTTTACTATTTACTACTTCAAGGACAAGGACCTGCCGTTCAATCCGAACGACTATGAGATCGGCGGACTCGTAAAGCGCGTGTCGTTCCAGGAAGGCAGCGAGCTGGCCGGGTTGGGCACCGACAATGACCATTACTTCGAGGTGAACTATGACAGCAAGACGCAGGAGTTTGAGATCATCACGATATGGCCCTACGATGACGGCACGCAGCTGCCGGGCGGAACGCTCGTGCCGAAGCCAGGCGACAGGTACATACTCTGGAACCTGCGCATGCCTGACGAGTACTACGGACTGGCGGAACAGGAGTTCCTCGCAGCGGTGGAGAAGTACAACGAGGAGCACGCCCTGGACGTGTCGCGCTATAAAGCCCCGACAGACCATGTATGGATGGAAGACACCGGCACCGGCCTCTTCATCGGCAGACGTGTCCGCCTGGAGAGCAGCGAGTACTTCCCCGGCACGGGCTTCCGCAAGAGCCGTATCACGCACATCAGCCGACAGGTGAACCTGCCCGGCAGGATGGACCTCGAGATAAGCGATGCGCTGTCTACGGGGACGATGCAGAAGGTGGACGATTCCATCAAGGACGTAAAGAACTACACGGGCTCGCTGGTAGGTGCGCTGAACGTACCCGACGTGATACGGAGCGGAGACACGACGAAGCCCGCAGACACGAACATCTTTTCCGCCCGCCGCTCGCAGAAGGAGTTCCTGAGCAAGAAGGTGGAGGACGTGGCGCAGCAGCTCATCACCTTCCTCAAGGGCATCGGGCTTTGAGCGGACGGACGGTTCTCCGTCAATGCCGACGGCGTGGCACTGCTCTCGCGCATCCTTGTCGGGAACTACGTAAAGGGTTCGTCGGGTGCGGGCATCTACGCCGACGGGCAGGGCAACTATCACATCGAGGGTGACTATGTACACGTGCGAAAACAGCTGACGGCAGAAGAAGTGCAGTTGATGAAATCGACACATATCAACGGCAGGATCATCAACTCGCCCGGCAGCTTCACGGTTTCCAGGGTGGAGAAGATAAAAGGCGGCTGGCGATGCTTCTTCACGCAGGAGGACGGCGAGGGGCGCAGGGTGAGCAACACGATGGGCATGGACGATTACGCCTACTGCGAGACGTTCAACCTGGTCAACCAGCAGGGCAGACTCTCGAACCACTACTGGCACCGGCGCGTCTTCGGACTGGGCGCGGACTATGTCGACATCTGCGACAACACGGATGCCGACGATTACGCAAGCGGAAGCGACGAGCCGCAGGCGGGCGACGAGGTGTCGACGCTCGGCAACAGGACAGATCCCGCACGCCGGCACGCCATCGTCCAGGCGGCAGCCGGCACAGGCTCACCGTATTACAGGATGTACGTCGGCATCCGCTCTTTCTCGCTGCCGAAGCCGAAGATACAGATGAGCCCGACGGAAGGTTCGTGGTGGATGGTGACGGACGAGCACGGCAACGACATGCCGATGGAGGAGTACATCGCATCCCTGAAGTCGCAGGTCAGCGCCGTGCAGGAGCAGGCGGACAGGCAGCTGGTGATCTGGTTCGGCGACGCCGTGCCGTCTGCCACAGCGGAACCTGCCGGCGAGTGGACGGACGAAGCGACGAAAGAGATGCACCTGCACGACATCTACTACAACCGCTCGTACGCCGAGACGGGCGGCGGCCGTGCGTACTCGTTCGAGAAGAATCCCGATGGGTCTTATTCATGGCACGAGATTACGGATGCGGACGTGCTGAAGTCGCTCGAGGCGGCGCAGCGGGCGCAGGACACGGCCGACGGCAAGCGCAGGGTGTTCGTGCGCGAGCAGCCCGTGCCGCCGTATGACAAGGGCGACCAGTGGAGCAATGCCACGTACGAGGGCAAGTATCAGAACGACCTGCTTGTCTGCGTGCGCACGAAAGCGAAAGACGAGTCTTTCGACATTGACGACTGGTCGCCCTCGCAGGCCCTCACTTCTGCGCAATTCAAGTCTGAAATCAAGACGGCTGCTGACAAAATATCCGCTACGGTCACGAGCCTGAAGAACGGACTGGTCGAGGTGGGATTCGAGCTTGACGGCGAGAAGAAGTCCTTCACCGTCACGGCCGAGAACTTCAAGGTGCAGACCCCGGAGGGGAAGGTCGCCCTGATGACGTCGGACGGCAAGGTGAACGCCGATCTGATAGAAGCCCGCAGCGTGCGCACGCTGCCGGGGGCGAACGGCCTGCACATCGACATGCGGGAGGGCACGTTCGACATCCTGACCGCAGACAACCGAAAGGGCATCAGCATGACGGTGGATGAGAACGGATTCCCCCACCTCGTATTCTTCGACAGGGAAGGGCGGGCGAAGTACGACCTGGGCTACACCGGCCTGAAGGAGCTCGTCTCGGCCTACCGCGCCGCCTACTGGACCCGGCGCAGGCTCGTCGACGTCACCGGCAGGGGGCTGGCGGCGGTCTGGCCGAAGACGGCCCGGGGCCGGGAGTGGCACGAGTACCACGCCGCCTTCCACTACGTCACGGGGAAGCTCGGCGAACATGCCGAGGAGGACGGGAAGCTCTTCGAGCTGGAAGATTTCGCCGCGCCGATCCCCGACGGATGGTACACGGACGAGAACCTCGAGGGCCAGTTCCTCGCAGGCGGCGGCGAGACCGTCGACGACGGCGACCCGAACGGCGTGCCCGGGCCGCGCGTCTACGGCGTGAAGATCGGCCGCACCGAGGGCGGCCGGTTCACGAGGAAAGGACTGACGGTCTGGTTCAGGGTCGTGAACGGCCGGGCCTCCTTCTGCGACACTGAAGGGAAGCCGCTGGCTGTGGGATTGCTGCAGGACTATCCGTTCCAGCCGGACATCTGACAGGCGGCGCATACGTGTCGGGAGCGTGACACATACGGGTCAGCAGCACGACACATACGAGTCAGCGGCGTGACACATACGAGTCAGCAGCGCAACACATACGTGCCGGAACAGCACGACGCTCCGCCCGCATTTCGGAAGCCCCAGGGGCGGAGCACGAGGGGCATTCATTTCAAAAAAACAAAAGTCTATGGAAAAGAGTTTGAGTTATGTCCTCAAGGAGCAGAAGATGACGCTCGGGACGATGAAAGGGAAAAGCGTGTTCGTGGCGAAGCCTACCGACCGCCGCAGGGTGTCGCACCGCGCGTTCTGCGACGAGGTGGCGCGCGCCACCACGTTCACCGGGGCGGAGGTGGAAGCCGTGCTGCGCCTGGCCGCCGAGGCGGCCAGGAAGCACGTGGAACAGGGCGAGACGGTCGACTTCGGCGACATCGGTTCGCTGACGCCGTCGTTCCGGTCGAAGGCCGTCGAGCGCGCCGAGGACTTCAATGCGCAGAAGCACATCACCCGCCCCGTCGTCAAGCTGCGCCCCTCCGCGCGCTACTTCACCCTCAGCGGCGTGAGCTACGAACGCGTGGAGAAGGCGGAGAAGAAGAAGAAGGAGAAGAAGAATCCGGAGCCGCAGCACAGCGGACCCTCGGCGGGCGAATAGCCTGCCTGCCTGCCCGGACGGACGCCGTCCGTCCGGGCCTGTCACCGACCGTCATACATCCAGCGAAAGAATGAAGCACATCAGACTGCACATCACCGAGAGCCGCACCGCCGGCGGACGCTTCACGCAGGTCTCCGTCCGCGGCATGGAGGATGCGACAGGACGGAACTCTGTCCCGGCGCATCCGAAGCTGCTGCAGGACATCCTCTGCCATGCCCTGTCGCTTGCGCACGGTGTGGAGATAGAGGGCGGAAAGGGCTTTGCCTATACGTTCCCGTTCAAATTATCATGATCATGGAGAAGAAGAACATAGAACCGATATACATTGACCGGAAGTCGAAAGGCGGCCGGCTCACGGCGGAGGAATTCAACAGGATTCCCGAAAAGGTGAACGAACTTGTAAAGGCGCATAACACCGAAGAGGAGCGCATGAAGCAGGTGGCGGCCAGGAACCGCCCTGCGCTCGGCCAGCTGACGAACGTGAGCGCCGAGGCGGACGGCCTCGCTTCCGACACCTGCGTGCTGGTGTGGAACGGCGATGCGTGGGCGCCGATGAAGCTGTCGGAACTCGGCATCGGGCAGGGCGGCGGACAGCAGACCATCCTGTATTACCTGCGCGCCGCCAACCGGTCGCCCTCCACGACGCTGTCGGCTTCCAAGTCGGCAGGCGAGTGTACGGTCAGGTTCATGTTCGTGTCGCGCACGAAAGACGTGGGACTGACGGAGTACATGGACACCGGCGAGTGGGGCACGTACGAGATATTCGCCAAGGCGGGCGACGGCACGTTCGTGAGCAAGGCCCGAGGCCGCTGCCAGTCCAATACCGTCACGACCGTCGACGTGTTCCGATACTTAGAGAGCGGGCAGAACAGCATCATGGTGAAGATCACGGGAGAAGTGACGGGGCAGACCTCGCCGGCGCTGGTGTACTCCATCACGCTGTCGGCGCTGTTCCTGTCTATATCCGAGTTCAACTGGTGGAAGGCCTATCAGGGAGACATCGTGCTTCCGTGCTACATCAGCGGCAACATCTCGAAGACGCTGCACGTGAAGATAACGGGCGAGGGCTACGAGCAGACGTATGAGCGGCAGTTCGGAACGGCTGCCTACACCTCTTCGCCCGTGGCCTATACCGTGCCTTTCACGAACAAGACGGGTATCTTCCATCTCTCTGCATGGCTATCAAACGATGATAACACAGTGCAGACTACTCCAGTAGGCTACGACTTCATGGCGGTATCCAACAATGAGGCTGTGAAGATGGTAGTCGTCAATAACAAGGCGGAGAAGCTGCTGAACTGGTACGAGAACAAGGTGCTGGAGTATGCGGTCTATGACGGCAGGGCGGTGACCACCCCTCTGTCCATCCTCATGAAGAAAGACGACGAGGTGCTGCAGGAGAACGTGTCGGAGAACACGCTTACGCAGACGAGGATGCAGTACACGCTCTCGCTTGAGGTGGAGACGATCGACAACTCCGACTTCACGGCTCTGATCGGTTTCCGTTCCCATCCGGCGGACGAGGTGCGCCTGCGTGACGCCATTCCGTTCCCTGTCGACAACTCGCAGGGCTATTCGGCAACGGCCGGGGCGGTGTTCTACTTCAACGCCAAGAACCGCAGCAACACCGATACCGACCATGCCGTCATCAAGAACCTCATCACGGGCGAACACGTGCAGGCCGGCTGGCAGGGCGTGGCGTTCGCCCGTGACGGATGGACGGCGGACGACATGGGAGCCCGCACGCTCCGCCTGATGGCCGGCTCGCGACTGACGATTGATTACAGGCCGTTCGCCAGGGAGGCGGCGCAGACGGGCAGGACGATCGAGATTGACTATCAGGTCAACAACACGTCCGACCATGACGCTGAATGTATCTCCATCGCCATGCCTTATCAGAAGCAGTACATCGGCCTGAAGGTGAAAGCATCCTCAATCATGTTCGCCACACGCAGCGGGCACAATCAGGATGTGCAGGGAATGAACACGGACGACGGGGTGCGCATCCGCCTTGCGCTGGTCATCTCTCCGAAGAAGTACACGTATGTCCTCAACGGCAACACGTATTATCTGAACCTTGTCAGTCTCTACATCGACGGCGTGGAAGCGCGCAAGTTCGCCTATCTGCTGACGGACAGCATGCAGACGGCGGAGGGCGGACAGATAGTCGTAGGCTCGGACAGTGCTGACGTCGACCTGTATTCCATCCGTATCTACGACAGTGCGATGGATGCCGCCAACGTCCATCAGGACTATGTCAATGCGCTCTCGACGGTCGGCGAGAAGAGTGCGGAGAAGCAGGACAACGACATCTACGACACGTTAGGCACGACGGTGGACTTCGACAAGGTGCGCGGCAGGGTGAACGTCTTTACCTTCGACAAGCCGCTGCCGTCGTATGAATACGGCAAGTCGTACAGGCCGAAGGGCACGCTCGAGATCTACCCCAAGGACGGCAATGCGAACCTCAACCGGCTGACGATTACGAACCTCCAGCTGCAGGGGCAGGGTACGTCGTCCATGCTCTACTACCTGTGGAACTGGAAGGCGAAGGTGGGCAAGGATACCACGATAGTCTATGAGGACGGACAGACGGAACAGAAGAAGTTCGAGCTGTTCAAGTCACTTCCGAAAATATCGAAGCTGACGGCGAAGAAGAACATCGCATCTTCCATGCAGTACCACAAGATGGGCAGCGTGAACTCGTTCACCGACCTGTGGAAGGCTGTCGGGCTGACGAACGAGGGTGTCGGGCAGGACAGCGAGGCACGTGTGTCCATCTACCAGGAGACATTCGTCGGATTCGAGAAGCAGACCGCAGACGACGGCACGGTGACGTACAAGTTCGTCGGGCTGTTCACCGTCGGGCCGGACAAGGGCGATGCTGCCACATTTGGCTACGACGAGGATCTGTTCCCCGACCTGCTGTCTATCGAGGGTTCTGACAACTCGCCGCGCCTCACCTTGTTTCAGGTTCCGTGGGACAGACGCCGCATCCGTTACAACGAGGAGGAGGAAGCCTATCAGTACCAGGTCTCTGAACTCTCGTGGGAGAACTGCTGGGACCTGGACTACGCCGACCTGCCGGCAGACGAGGCACGGCAGCGGGCGGAGGAACTCATCGAATCGTACATCAAGGCGTATAACATCGTCTACCAGTGCAGCACGTTCATCGAGCCTTTCAACGGCACGCTGGACGAACTGAACGCCGACCCGCACTCGACACACATTGAGTATTGGATCGCCAGGGCCGGAGACCCGGACCAATACAACCTGTACTATTATGACTCGCTTTACAGGAAGTTCTGCCCGTCGACGCTCGACAGCGGCGCATCGGTGGTGAATCTCCGCCGGCAGCTGGTCGGTGAGAAGTACGGGCTGACGGAGGCGGCGTTCAACTCAGTCAGTGATGCAGGCAAGCTCAACGAGTTGTTCAAGGCGGCACGCATTCAGAAGCTGCGTGCCGAGCAGCCGGAGTACTGGGATGTCTCTGATTGCCTCTACCATCAGCTCTACGTTGAAGCGGTGGCGGCGACCGACAACTGCGCAAAGAATACTTACCCTTATTCATTCGGTGAGAAATCGAAATCGTGAGTGGTATGATCCGCGATGCTGACACGTATGTGTCGCGGATCTGACTCGTATGTGTCACGGCTCTGACTCGTATGTGTCACGAAGCTGGGTGGAGCCGCTCAGAAAGGCGATACCTGTCAGGCAGAAAACAGACAGTTAAAAACAACGGGCAAATAAGACGTTATTATGGCAAAGAGCAAATGGAAATTCAGACAAGACGACCTTGATACCATCTTCACGGTCATCAACCAGGGATTGATGAAGAAGCCCTACTGGGTGGAATATCACGACACCTACGAGGACGGCACGCCCGTATGGAACGGTGAGAAGTCGGTATTGTGGAATCTCATGGAGCAGGCTTACCCGGAGGAGCGGGCGGCAATGATGCGCCGAATGCTGGCGAAGATGGAGGAACTGGGCGGGCTGCAGAAAGGAACGCACCAGCAGAAGCTGTTCGCGTTCTTCCACCGGTACTTCTTCTCGGTCGCCGGCGACTTCTCGCCCATGCTCTACAACGAGGACGGGAAGCTGTACGAGCAGATGAAGCTCGCCATGCTGCAGGGCAGATACACGAACGACACCGACCCGCTCGGGCAGTCGCTCGGTGACGGCCGGTCGCCCGAAACGGCGTGGGTGAAGAAGCGCATCCAGTACCTCATGTCGAAGTATTCCTTCGGCGATTACGACGCTAAGACCGCCGAGGGGGCCGTCACCGTGCGCACATCGGCACAGGCGGACGCTACGACGAACTCCATCACGCTGCGCCTCACGCCGGCCATGAAGCTGTACCCGACGATTGCATACGGAACAACGATTATGCGTGGTGCCCGCACGGAGGCTGGCGAGGTATGCGAGATCGTCGTGGAAATCAACGGCACGTCCGACCAGCAGCTGTCGGTGAAGTCGGCCGACTACCTGCTTGATATCGGCGACTGGTCATCGTATGTCATCAACGGCGCACTGTCCGTCATCGGCAGACGGCTCAGGCGGTTGAAGCTCGGCGACGGCGACGGGCGGAAAGTGAAGATTCTCATATCCTCCCTCACGCTCGGCAATACCGTATCGCTGGAGGAGATAGACGTGCGGAACATCCTCACGCTCGCAGGCTCGCTCGATATGCGTTCTAACTACCGTCTGCGCCGTTTCCTCGCCGGCGGATCGTCCCTTACCGAAGCCCACTTCGCTGACGGCGGTGCGCTCGAGGAGGTCGATTACCCGGCCGCCACGTCGTACATCGAACTGAAGAACCTCGGCCGCCTCACGAACGGGCGTTGCAAGACGGAAGCCTGCGCTCCGAACGTGATGAGCTACTTCGTCAGCGGATGCGACGGTCTCCAGCCGATCAAGATGCTAGCCGGGATCATGGACGCGCAGGACGGGCAGTCGCCCCACGCCCTCCGCTACGTCCGATGTGTCGGCTTCAACGAAACCTTTACAGACGGGCGTACCTTCGACAAGCTCGCCCGGCTCGTAGACGGCACGTATCAGGGTATCGACGCAGAAGGACAGTACGGCAACGACCCTTACCCGGTTCTCGACGGCACAATCAACCTCACCACCGGAGCCTACCGCGACACCTACGATGCCCTCATGGTCCACTATCCGAAGCTCAAGCTCAACATCTCCAAATGGTGGATCCGCTTCGAAGACCCCGAAGTAAAGCGCATCTGCATCGAGAACTGGGACAAGGACGGTGACGGCGAGCTTTCCATGGAGGAAGCGGCGCAGGTCAGTTCCATCGGGACTGTGCATATACCATCGGGTAAGAAGTTCAACGAGCTTCAATATTTTAAGGGATGGTATCCACGAGAATGGGTGACAAATGACGTAGTGCTTTTTGACGATGCCATAGGAGAGGTTACGATACCACAACATATTACGCAAGTAGGATTGGGGTGGAAAATCGTTTTTAAATCTACCACACAGGCTCATAGAAACATTGTTATCCGATTCCTTGGGGAAATGAAAGAAATAGGATATTGGAGTATTGTAGATGATAAGAAACTTAGAGGTGAATATTTTTCATTACTTCTACCAAATACTCATGTACCTCCAACTTTCGACTATCATTGGGTTGGAGAAACATATCGAGCATGCAGAACTTTGTATGTCCCAGATGACTGTGTAGAGGCGTATAAAGCTGCCAAAATACAGGATGTACGAGAAATACTGCCTATAAGTGAGTATCACGGATGATACTCACTAAGTGGGCGGATGATACCGATATACCCTTGTATTGCTTCACTCTGAAAATGACGGTCTTTCTTGTATTCTTCTACCAAGTCCGGAGCTACGAATACGTTATCAATATGCGCATACAGGGTACACCAGTAGAAATCCGAATTGACCATCTGATCTCCCTTAATCACTAAGTTCTTTATCCTTGCTTGATGGAAAGACATGTCATTGAATGAAGTCAAAGTAGATGGGATTATCACATTCTCTGCTTTACACTCTTGGAACATTGACCCATAAGTCTGCGTTAGCCCCTCTGGAAGTATGATTGTTCCTATTGTACATTTTAGAAAGGTACCCCTATCAACTTCTCTTGCATCATATTGATAGGATGTGAAATATTGAAACTCCTTGAATCCTTTCATAGTGCGACCCTTGAACACAGTCCCGATGGAACTAACATCTAAACGCTTTCCGTATCTCCTTGTTAATCGTGCTGTCTTTAACAGCTGAGTACACCTGCGTCGTCTTGATGCTCTGATGCCCTAATATGTGCTGTATAATCGGAAGGCTCACACCCTTACTCAACAGCACGGTAGCGCACGTATGCCTTGCACAATGAAAGGTTATATGTCTGTGTATGTTGAATCGTTTGAGCACACGCTTCAGCACCAGATTGCAGCGAGCGTTACAAGGCAGCTGAAACAGTTTGCCTGTGGTGGTCTTGTTCTCTTGTACCATTGCAGCAGCCTTGCCTCCGAACATCTTGGATATAGGTATTCTCACCTCGTGGGCTGTCTTCTGCATTCGCATCACAACCCACTTGTTCCGATATATATTCTTAACGTGCTGCTTAGTAACGTTCACTATATCCGAGAAACGGAGACCAGAATAGACGCTGAACAGAAAACCTTTTATCACCTTCCCCTCCTCTTCTGTCAGGGCTTCCCTCGCCTCCTTCTCTTCAATCCGCTTCAGTTCTCTCTCTGTCAACGACTGCTTCTGTACATTCTCCGTCTTGATGTGATACTTGCGAAAAGGATATGCCGTCATCAGTTCCTCGTCGATAGCAAGATTAACGAACCTTCGAAATATCTTCATGAACTTAGCAATGGTGTTTACCGCATATCCGGCACCTTTCAGGAAGTTTTCAAAATCACAGATACACTTGTAATCAATCTGAGTAAAGGTCATATTCCTCTTGAATCGCCTTAGCACCGCCATCGTAGCCTTATGGTTCGCAATCGTCCCAACTGTATACGTCTCCTTATCTATTTCCTGCTCCATCCAATCAAGAAAAGAACTTTCCTCTTTATATTCTATCCTGGTCGGGTTATCCACCAATTTGTTGACATCACCAATATGCTTAATGACGTATTGCCCATCTACTTGTATCTGTATTAGTGCGTTATGCCCACGCAGCTGCATTGTTAAATATTGAATAAGCTCTTTGATGTTCATTTCTTTGAATTTTGAGGACAACCTGCTCAAAATTCAGTACCTTTGTAGTGTGTAGCAGGCTGCAGGTGAAAAATAAAAAAGCCCCCAGCCTGTTAAAAAATCGTCTCACTTATTATTCAACCTAAAACGCCGCAAGGGCGAGACCGGGGGCTGTATGCCTTCCGACCGTCCTTGCGGTTCGTTTTGGGTTGCGCTATGCGCTATAATAAGTGAGACATTGCAAAGATACTAAAATTTAGGATAATGAAGATAATTGAAGTACTGAAATTTAACCGTGAGCTGATAAAAAAGCTCAAAACAGCTGGTATACGCCTGGAAGATGAAGCGTATGTGGACCTGTATACTGATTATATGGCATTGATTGAACATGGCGAAAAAGTATCGTATATCGTGGCACATCTATCAGATAAGTACGCCGTAAGTGAACGTAAAGTATATGACTTGATTAGACGCTTCCAAAGCGACTGCAAGACGCTTGCAGTATGACTTATTCTCGCTTTTCTCTTGGCTCAATAAATTTTGCGACCTTTGCCATACAAAACAAGTGAGACAATGAGAAAACAATATTTATCAGCACCCGTTTCAGGGACAAAAACGGATGTTTGCCAAGGAGTATATTAAGGTGCTCCAGCAGTTCCCAGACAATACAACCTTCGTGGACCTGTTTGGCGGCAGCGGATTGCTGTCGCATATCGCCAAGTGCCAGAAGCCGGACTCCACCGTGGTGTATAACGATTTTGACAGTTACAGGCTTCGATTGGAACATATTCCGCAGACGAATGAACTGTTGTCGGAACTGAGAGAAATCGTGGATGTACCACGGTACAAGCCGATATTGGGAGAGGCACGGGAACGCATACTGTCCTGCATACGCAGGTATGAGCGTACCCATGGATATGTTGATTATATAACATTATCCACATCTGTACTGTTTTCAATGAAGTATGCCACGTCCTTTGCCGAACTGGAAAAAGAGACATTTTATAATAGGGTTAAGTCTGGCGATTATCCGTTATGTAGCGACTATCTCGAAGGGCTGAGCATTACTTCCTGCGATTACAAGAAACTGTTTGAAAGGTACAAGAGCGCACCTGATGTCGTTTTCCTCGTTGATCCCCCCTATCTGAGTACGTAGAGCAAGACGTACAAGATGGATTGGGAGCTGTCCGATTACCTTGATGTACTGGCTGTCCTTTCCGGGCATCGGTTCATTTACTTCACCTCGGACAAGTCTTCCATAGTGGAGCTTTGTGAATGGATAGGCAAAAACAATCTCGCCGGAAACCCCTTTGAGAACTGCCACCGCCGGGAGTTCAATGGCCGCCTGAATTACAGTGCATCCTATACGGACATCATGCTTTATCCTGATGTCGCTTGAATCACATTATAATAACGTTTGAATGATGAACAAATACTACCAGACACTGAAAAAGATACTGGAGCAGGGAAAGCCCCAGACCAACAGGAAAGGGAAAATCCGCTACCTGCTCAACGAACAGCTATCCCTGATGCCTGCCGACCTGCTCGACATCTTCGAGAGCCACGGCATAGCGAGGAAGAAACTGAAAAATGAGCTGCAGTTATTCATGCAGGGTGAGCGGCAAGTGGAGAAATACCGCGAGGCAGGCATCAAATGGTGGGACTACTGTGGAAGCGTGTTGGTAAACAGCTATCCGACCTATTTTGAGAAACTGCCGCCGTTGATAGCGAAAATAAATCGCGAGAAACGCAACTCAAAGAACTATGTGCTGTTCCTCGGCGAGACAGGTGCGGAGAGCAGCCAGGCACCCTGCCTCAGTCTGGTTCAGTTCCAGATAGACGAAGGCGAGCTGGTCTTGTCGGCCTATCAGCGAAGCAGTGATGCGAACCTCGGGCTGCCGGCAGATATATACCACCTCTATCTCATGGCACGGCAGATAGACCTGCCGCTGAAGAACATAACGTTAAACCTTGGAAACGTACACATATACGAGAGTAACTTGGAGCACACAAGGTTGCTGCTTGATGGCGATGAGAATGTGAAGTTCGACTTGAATGTCTGAAATGTAATGAAGAATAAACAGAAAACGCCCCAGAGAAATCTGAGGCGTTTTGCGTTATGGGGGGGGCTGGAAAAAGAACGTTTCGTTTTACGAGGCGGAACACTTCGTTTTGTTTTTTCGGAACGCTTCGTTTTGCGGATTATAGTTCAATTCCTCGGATATCTCATCGAGCAGGGCTGCAGTGAACTCTACACCTTCTGTCTTAGCGGCATTGTCCTGCGCTATGACATCATCAACCTGAAGCA